TAACTAGCAGTAGCACTTGTCGTTATGCTATCAAGTAAGACGAAATCGCCTGATGTTGGGGTTTTACCTATATATGCCATTAATCAGCTTCCTCTATTGTGTTACCATCTTTTACCCATTGAAGAATATTTTGATATTCTGTATTTTCTTCATTATGTGGCACATAAGTTAATTTGTTATCTTCATAAGTTACTAAATAATTTAAAAAATTATTATTGATATCATTTTGTTTTTTCACTGCTTTAATCATAATTCTGCACTGACCTCATATCCATCTAAATAATAATTTGCACTGGTTGGTGAATATAAATTTATATAAAATCCATTTGGTCCAACAGCACCAACTTCATTCGGTGATACATAATTTAAGCCCCCTGAATCATAGTAAATTTTACCAGATTGTAATCTGTTAGCTCCATCTCCATACAATGTTAATGCTGCAGAAGTTCTCATAATAGGAAAATCAACAAAAACCTGTGCTTGATTAACTACACCTTTTAAAATTGCTCGTCTAAAACCACCAAGAAAATGACTATATTGAAAATACCTATGACATCTAGCTAAATTATTTCCAAAACTTTCATGTTGGAAAGCTGGTAAAGTTGCCGAAGTAAACTCTCCTACTTCTAGTTGCACTCCTGTGATATACCAATTATTAGAAGTATTATCTGCTAAATTAACTTGTCCTACTATTCTATTGGCATTAGTTTGACCTGCCCAAGTTGTTTGAAGTGTTCCAGAAGTAAAATTTGAACCTGCACCAAGCCAAAATTGTATATCTAAACTTCTTCCATTATCATCTCCAAAAGCACCTGTAGTATCAGCAGGAAAATTAACAACTTTTTTCTCCCATGTATCAGCAGAACTAATTGTATAGGCTTGAGATACTGTCCTACTATTATCTATATCAAACAATTCAACAATGTGTGTGCCAGTTTTTGATGATTTTACCCAAAAAGCTAAAGTAAATTTTTCTGCACTTGATGTACCTTTTTTAAATAATTGTAAATCTTGACCCTCAAATTTTGTTCTTATAACACAATAATCTCCTGCACTAGGAGAAGCATCAGCAGATGTTACATCCATTTTTAGTGAATTAGCAAAACCTTGACCACTTGGTACATCAGTATCTTGTGATTGTGTCCATGTTCCAAGTGAACTTATATGAGTTTCAAATCTATCTAATGTGTGGTAACCATCACTTGTAATAGAAGCAGTTGAAGCACTTCTTTGAGCCACAGCCATATCGCCATTTATAATTAATGGCTTTGAGTTAGGTCTTAAACTTTGTCCAGCACCTGATATTGTGCCTGTGAAAGCATAATCATCAGTTAAATCTAATTTTGTATTGTCAACAGCATCATTTGCTATTTTTGATTTTGTTACTACTCCGTCAGCAATATCTGAAGAAGTTAAGGGTGCTGAAGCTGGTTGTACTCCTATAAATCCCATATTACGTTATCTCTAATATACTTAATGTTGCGTCTATTTTTGCCGCTACTGAACAATCAATTTGTAAAACATCAGTTGCTTGCATTACTATTTTACCACCTGTCAAAACTTCAAGAGTTGAATTAGCTGGTATTGTAACTGTTGAAATTAATTTTACATTCTCATTTGTTTCTGTATCTGAAGTATCAGATTGCATATTTACTGAAGCTGTTACAGATGCTGTGTGAACATTACATAATAATAAACCAACAATAATTGTTTGAGTAGAACTAGGGCAAGTGTAAATTGTCAATGGCGTGCCTGCACTTGCTGGCATCGCTGCATTTGTTTTTACTTTAAATGTGTTAGCCATTTATCCTCCTATCCTAAAGCGATTGCTAGAGCTGCCGCTTGTGGGTCTGTTTCAGAAATAGTTCCTGTAACCGACATTGTGCTAGTCAAAGCATTACTTGAAATATTTAATTGTAAAATTTCAACATTATCTGTACCGTCATTCATTTTTAATTTTAAAACTCCACTTGTTGCTGTGTCAACCCAAAGAGTTCCGGTAGTTGCTGATCCAGGAGCAGAACTACCACTATGTTGCGAATTTAAAGCTGTTAAAATATTATTTAATTCTGTTCTAAATGCAGAAAATCCTTGGTTTGCTAAACTTACATCACTTACTTGTGCCATATCTAATCTATATCCTTTTCTTTTTAACTTTGCAACCCATAACCTTTAGCAATATAATCAAAAGTTCTATCTACTGCTGATCCGCTTGAATTGACAAATGCAATAGTAAAACCATTTACAGTTTTTGAACTAATTGTAAATATATCACCTGTTTGCATATTTTGTGCTGCAATACCAATCGCAGGAACTGCAAAAAATGGATTTGTATAAGTTATTGTTCTTGATCCAGAAGAAGTTGTCAAATCATTTTGAGCGAAAGTTCGTTCTTCCATATTCAATTTAATAGAAATAGTTTTTACATTACTTGATGTTTGATCATCATCATTAGTAAGTTTCAATCTAAATTTTGCAAACTTAAATTTAAAAGTTGCCGATTGAGTTACATCTACAAATGATGTGCAATTTGCTAATGAAGTAGTTGATGTTGCGATTTGAACTCTATGAAATGCGTGTATTTGTTCAGTACCGTCAAAAGGTGCTTTTGCAGAATCAAAAAATAATGCTCCTCGTCCACTATCAAATAAATCATATGGATTTTCTGCGTCTAATGTGATTGTTGGCTCAATGTTTCCATCATAAATTTGTGCTAGTGATAAACTGTTAGTAAAATTATAAAAACCTTTTGCGTCTCTATTTGTATTATTAAAATTAGGATTTGATGTTGTATCAGTACCCCCTAATTCAAAATCACCGCTAGGACTATCAAAGTTTCCAATAGTATCATCAAAATTTGTAACAGTATCTAAAGTTAGTACTGTATCGCCTGAAGCATCTATTTTTACTGCTAATGGTAAACTTGCGTCCATATTATCAGCAGCTGTAAATATATCTGGAGTTTCAGTAAAAGTACTAACTAAAGTATATGCTTGTATATCTGATATATTTGTTGTGACTATTGTAGCTTCAGCAGAAGTATTTCCGTTCTTATCTACTGCTTTTATTAAATATGATCCGGTGCGTGCAGGAATAACAGCATTATCACATTTTCTTCTTGGACATCTTACTAAATTCGTTGAATTAAGCCATTTTGCACCTGTTGTTACATTTTGATATCTTATTTCATAAAAAGAAATATCTAAATCACTGTTCTTACTTGGTGGAGTCCAAGTTAGTTTCATATGATTTTGTCCGTGCATTTCTACTGCGAAATCTTCTACATTACTTGGAGCTTCAACTCCTCCTACAATAACTCTTGTTGTAGAAACGAATGTTGATTTAGAACCGATAGTATTTACAGCTCTAACTCTTACTTGATATTCTGCTCCGTCAATAACATTTAAATGCTGATATTCTAATATTTTTCCTACTGCTATTTCTCTAAATGAATCAGTAACAGTTGCACCGTTTTGATCTTTGGTTTGTTTTATTTGTACTTCATAATTATCAACAAAACTATCTGGGGAAACTCCAATAGTAATTAATAATCTTGTTATGACAATTCCGTCTGCATATTCTATTAATTCATCATCTAAAGTTACACTTGCAGGAGGACTTACTGAAAATGGATTTGGAAGAGTAGTATCTGGTATAGTTGCAACTTCTTGCTGTGTTCCAAATGTATAATAAGAATCTTGATGTTCAGAACATTGTAAACTTATAGTATGATCAGAATTCAAAGTCATTCCTTGTACTCTAAAAGGTTTAGCAGAAAATCCAGGAGTAGCATGTGTAATATTTACAATATCACCAATAGATAAATCTAAAGCTGTTGCATCTGCTTTTATAGTTACATCTAAACTTGATCTAGATCTACGAAGAATTATTTCAGCCATTTCTTGAGCTTGATATGGACTAGTAAACATAGAAAAATCAAATCTACCTTCTAATAATAAACCTCCGTCTGCTGTTTTCATTGTTGCATGCTGATCAGCACTAGCTATTCCTGTTTCATCTACGGGAGGAAATTGGGCCGTATCTGATTGAAAATTTTTATCTGGATTAATAAAATTAACAATAACTCTATTAAATCGTGAATTTTTATTTTTACTAGATACAGTTATTCCTCCTAAAATATTATCTTCGGTCAAAGTTATAGAAGCAGAACCTGTTGTTTCTACTAGGATTTTATATTTTCCTGCACTAAAATTTAGGAAAGCTCTACTTCCCTTTATAAATTCTTGAACATTATCAATGGCTTTTTTTGATGTATCAACAACCATATGACTATCCATTAAATCAATTTGACTCGCTCCAGAAAAGGGCGTGATATTAGTATCGCAAACATCACCGGCAACTTGCCAATCCGCAAAATTAGAATCAAAATAACTATTAGGAATTCCCATTCCAAATCTAGAATCTCTTAAATAATCTAATAATTGATAAATAGGATTATCAGAATAGGCCCAAGTAGTAGAATCATCTTTTCTTTGTGATCCACTTCCACCTGTAACAGTACTATCTAAATTAGGATTATAAACTTTTTTTCCCTCTACTATTGCATTTACTGTAGGTAATGAACCAAATTTATCTGCGTTCCATTTAAATTTTATTGCAAGATATGCTAATCCTCTTAGTCTATGATTTGATGTCCAGGAAGTTAAAGTATCTAAAAGACTAGATACACTTTGAGAATCTGTTCCAAAATGTGGTTCACAAGTAATTAAACTTTCTGAATTAGTTGTATCAAAAAAATTTGAATCAGAACTAGCAACTGTAATTTGTGTATTATCAGCTATATCACCAGACCAAGTAACTTCATTATCGTTTATAAATATTTTTGTAATGTCATT